TACCAGAAGTCAATAAAATTATAAAACCAAATACAAATAAGTTTGCAATCATTCTACCAGTGTGCCATGAGCACGACGGATTTCTTTGAGTTCTTCAAAGTTCTTTTGCTTTGTTCCACCATCATAGGACCATGCATAACCTTCTTCAATCATTTGTTCATTAAGTGAAACAGTTGCGTCACCAATATATAACCATCCAAGAAGACGACCATACTTACCAACACCACCAACAAGTTCAGTACGGATGACAAGATCATCTTCACCGGCAATTGCGCTTTCAAGTTTTTCTTCAAGCCAATGAGTGGCATCATATCCTAATGCCTTCTCTTCCTCATCCTTTGTTCTTTTCTCAGGCGTATCAACTCCTGCAACTCTAACTCTTTCTTTCTTGTATAAATCAAAACCGAGATCAATAGTAACATCAATAGTATCACCATCGACGACACGATTAATCTCTACTACTCGGAAGTTGTAACAACTCTTCCGACTCGGTGGAACCATAATGCCCATAATTGAACTCCGCTAATGCTTGATCTAAGGCATCTTCGGGAGGAGTCATTGTTTGCTCCAACCGATATAATTTTAAATTTTCTAGTGCCTGATTGAATATCTCTAACTTCTTATTTTGAGCATGAACTGCCGTCGTACTCAAAATAAGAATTGGAATCAACAGGTATTTCATTTTCATCATATGCCATACAAAGTATATATTACTTTTTCTTTCCTCCATTCTTAGCTTTCTTTGCTGTTGAGTTGCCCTGGTTCTGCGCCTTGTTGTTCGCAGATCCCTTCTTGCCCTTGTTCGCGGACTTGGCCATCTTCTTTTAGTTCCTGATATGCTAAAAACATAATAGTATATATGTAATATCCAGTCCCAAAAAGGAGTAGGATCATCGCAATAAAAATACTCCAAACTGGATCTGTCATGGGTTATTGGGATCTATTTCTAAACTAATCAAATAATCTGTCCACCATTGAGGATCATAGTTTTTCCACTCTGGAACTGGTAGACCTAATGAGGAATAATGCTCTTCAAGTGCCTTATCGATAATCTGTGCGATCTCCATATTCCTCTTCCTCCTCATCAACGTCAGCATATACGTTTTCCAAATAGGGTCCTCGTTCTCTAGATGGTTCTTTTCTGACATATTCTTTTTCGGCATTTACTGCGGACAACCATACCGCTAACTTCATTACTATGTAGATGATTGCCAAAGGTAAAAAACAGGCAAATAAGATTACTGATTCCATTATTCTGAAAAAACCGAAAGTATGAACAGAAATAAACCAAATGATATGAAGAAACCTGAGATTAATAAGTACGATACCATAAGTGTCTGAAGTAGTTATCTACCTCTACTAAACTTCCTAATGGTGCTTCTCCTTCTCCATAAGACCACTCACGACAAAAATTAAACATTCTTTGGTCAACTTTGGGAGGAGTAAACATTCTTGCAAAAGATGTTAATGCAAAATGATACCGACTTTTAATGTGCGGTTCCATTTCCTTTATACTTATCTGAATTGTAGTATTGAGTACCACCTTTGAATAAACCAAAAAATATTGTTGATAAGACAAAAGGAATTGCTATCCACAATAAAGCATTGCCCAACATAAATTACCTCGATTGAATTGCGATTAAAGTATCAAAAGGAATCCATGCAGGTTCTTCATCCTTAAATTGAACCTGAACTTCAGTAATAGTTTTACCCAAATCTTTTCGATAAGAACTTCGTGTATTCTTTACACAAGACAATGGATTATTCATACAACCTTCCCTGGAATATAATCACCAAGATTATTCAGCAGTTCATCCAATAGTTTTCCATATTCTTTAAATTGCTTATCTCCAGCAATGAATGATCGTTGCCTTCTCCATACTGCTTCGACAAGCATTCTCTTTTCTTGTTCAGTAAATCCTTCGAATTTGTTCATTTGTCCTTAAGTAGTTGTTCTAAACGTTTACGCATGTTAGCAGAATCTATCTGCTGATTGCGATGAGAGTATCCATTTTTTTGATGAAGTATTAAATGTCCTTGATAGAACATTGTGATACCAAAAATGAATAATAAAATCGCGCCTATTATTTCAATGCTATGTCCATCCATGGAAATAAAGGAGGAATAACACCGACGAGACGCAATAATCCTTCCGCAAATAAGGATAATACTACCCATCCAACACACATGCTTATTACAGAAGCATTTCGATTATGTCTCCTGATCGCAGCATCAATCATTTCCTGACACTGTTCTTCAGTCACATAACCCGTTGGCGGGACTTCTGACATTCTTTGTAGTACAAGTTTCATTATCTATTTACCAACTTTTGTAGGTATTCTCGCTCATTTTGATAGATTATATCAGGGTTTCGTAATATTTCTATTCCATGCTTAATCTCTGGTAACAACCATTCATGAACTGGCAAACATGCTTGTATATTAGCAGGATTTAGGCAATTGACAACCACTACAGTAAAGAACTTAGTCAAATAATTATTAAGTACGACAATCATAATTGATCCCAGACAAGTTGATGTGAAAGTTTATCTCTCAATTCATTAATACGATCTTGATCATATTGCTGAAAATTTCCTTTCTTCTCAATCTTTTTATAGTAATGAAGAGAATTGAGAATGATTGTATAGTCTTCCATGCTTAATTCAAATTTCATGTGTCCTCACAATCATTTACTACTTTAGCGATTTCTCCGCCAATTGCACTTCCTTGTTTCTGCCCAAATATCGTTGCCCATCCAGCAGCAATCCAACCAATATAAGGTATTCCACTCAATGCTGGTGCGGCAGAAGCACCAATACTAGCTCCCACTATTGCACCTGTACTCTCGCCGCCACCTTCCGCCTTGATGCACTCTATTCTCTTTGCAGACAACTTTCCCAACTCTTCACCTCCAGAACCCTGTTGAGTTCTCATGGTGTATTCTTTTTCTGAAATTATAACTGTCTTACCACCAATACCAAAAAATCCATTTGACTTATCAATATCCTTTGTTGTCTTCATGACTTTAGGATCATTTGATTGATAATGAATTCGATAACCATCTTTTCCTGCCTCTACCGTATAAGAAGTATAGTCACCAACAGGAAGATTTATAACTGGTATTTGAGGATCTTTATTAATTAAATGTCCCAGTATTCCAATATGTGCTATGCCAAAAAAAGACCCTACAAGTAGCACAAACCACTTGAAGGGTGACTTTTTATTTTCGACTTCATCATCCTGTTCGGATATATGAGAAGGGAGAATTGACATTATCAATCATCGACAGATTTTTCTTTTTTAGAATCTACTGATTTTTTATCATCATCGTCTTTTTTCTTCGCAGTTTGAACACCAAATGTTGCTAGTGTTCCTGTAAATACCGAAGCAATAAACGTTGGATCAATTTGTCTTTGAGGAATCCCTGGAATTGTTACATAATTCAAAGTCAGAATTGCTCCTGACCATGCCAGAATGATAACTCTCACCAGGGTTGCTACCCCTTCATCAGCCCACTCAAATTTGTTTTCAGACTTAACCTTAGGATCCTCTTTTTTAGAAATTACTGAATCAGTCATTTGAAAGAGGTTAGGCACTTTTATTTATAGTAGTGCATTTTATACAGAAAACAATCAGCAATTCTCATCTCATCAACATTATCCATTTTGTCATATGGATCAACATGAGTAAAGTCAATACATTTTTGAATGACGTATTGAGGGACTTCTTTATAACGATATTCTGGATACATTGGTTTTAGAAAAATCTGCATTCCGCTGAACATCAGATAAATGGTTTCAATCATTTCATGTAACCTTCTTTAATTAGATATTCTCTTGTAAGAGGAGTGGGAGGATATACCTCCCACATTGGTTGCTTGGCACAAACTTTAAGAGCATTCATGGTCATGTTTTCAGTATGACCAGCCCACATTGCTTCTTGTTCCCAAGGTCTTGATGTTTCATCATAAGTCTGCTCACTCATCATTCGCCAATATGTAGGAACTTTCGTTTCAGGATAAATGATGGCAATAAAGTTATTATGAATTGTTCCTGCCATACAATCTTGAGCAGCGTGCCATCCTTCGTGCCTCATGACGCTCATCAACTGATGAGGTTTGTGCATGTAATCTTCATTCAGAAAGAAGTTATTTCCAACTGTGTGATATACCCCACGATGCTGTGGTGGAAAATATTTTTCACTTGCTAGAAAAACTTTAACTCCGATTTCTCCAAGAGCAGATAGCATCTCATTAAACTCATAAGCAATAGAACTAAAATCGCTATCTGGATACCTCGTGGAAAGATCTTCGATATCTTTGACTTGTTTGACTTCATCGGTGCATTCTCGTAAAAGCATACAACCCATTGCGTCATAACTATTCCAACCTTTTACTTCTGGGTCAGCAAGTGCAGGAGTAGCAAAAGCAAATGCAGTCAAAAAAGTGACAATAAATTTTTTCATAAAAACTCAACGAAATTGATTAATACCAGTGCCAGATGTCCAACCACCAGGACCTTGATGAAAGTTTTCAGAACCACCAAGATTTTCTTGCCAGGAGTTTTTCATGTGTGCTGCTGCTTTTTTATATAGGACATCATGAATATTCTTAGGTTCTTTTGATTGGGTCATGGCAGATTCAACTTCTTCTTGCTGTTTCTTTGCTTCTTTTTGTTTTTGAAGAAGCATTTCTTGTTTTTCAGTTCTAATTGGCGGATCAAACCAAGGATCATGAGGAAGAATGTCTGGTGCAGGAACTGCAATATAAGAATTGTCCTTTAAAATCGTTTCACTCGAAACGGACTTGACTCCATTATATGAACTATATCCATGACTAAAATGACTAGAGGTAACCTCTTTGACAGGAGATTCTAAAGGATTAATTTTTTCGATGAGTTTTTTAAATAGTCCCATTTCAAGATAAAACAAATTTCTTTATATAGTTATAAGCATAGTGCTCTCGATATCCCTTAATACCCCATCCCAACCAATAATAGGCAGTAGTCATATACCATTTGACTGTTTGACCATTACCTTCAAATTCATGAATATGTTTTTGAAAGGTTGGTTCGTTAATCATATAACGAGTTTGGCATTCAAGTCCACTGGGATTACATCCGTACTTCTTTGCAAACTGACCCAATCCATAATATCGATTGCTGGAAGTCCACTGAATCAATCCATAACCACCACTATAGCAATGATAGTATGAAACTCTTGCACCACCTTCACAAATATTGGGAATAAAGTTTGACTCTGACTTTATGTTGCCCATGATAGTGGCAAGAGCATTACGATCAGTAATACTTGTTTTTTCTTGAAGTTCTTTGAGAACATATTTCTCATTTTCAGTGCAAGAAGGACATTTCCATGTCTTTTCTTCTTCAACAATTTTAGCAATCGGAACTGCTTTTTCCGGATCTAAATCGGCATCAACTTTTTCGACAGACTCAATATCTGATGGATCAATCCATGGATTTTTAATTTCGTCGATTGATGGATATGCAAAAGCAGCTGGTATTGAAGTCGCAAGAACAATAGGAAGTAATTTTTTAAGCATTAAAATAAACAGAATTCGACATCCGTCACAAGAACAAAATGTTCTTCACGGCACGGGGTATTTAGTGAATCAATCTTCACCAAGATATTCTAGTGAGAAAATTTCGTGGTCTTCAACATCAGGATCAAGCCACTCATAAAACTCACAATGAAGTGCATGTGCATTCTCAATACATTCTAATGGGTCGTTTGAAGGGTCTTGACAGAGAGTGTGCAGTCTATCAACTGCCCAGTCGTGTGTCGTCTTCAAGGTGTCTTCCAAAGTTACCATAACACTAGAATTATATATGAGCATACTATAGCACTAGTCCAAAATTTTTGCAACATACCCCTTATGTTGCTTAAGTCTTCCCTTTGCTACGGCACAAAGGTTAGAAGCACTGATTCCTTCATCCTTACAAAATTGATTCAATCCTTTAATAATTAAAATATCTCCGTTAGGTTTTGTAACTTCATATTTTTTCATTTGTTTGGGTTGAGCGATACTTTTCCCTTTCTTTGCTCTACTAATTTTTCGTTTAACTTCTTCACTTCTAGGAATTCCTCTTAACATATCACCAACTTTTTGATAGTGTTCATCGGGCAAATATTTTTTCCCTTTTAAAGTATTACTAATTTTTTTCTTCCATTTTTTAACTTCTTTTGGATTCTCATTCAACCATTTTTTATAATTTATTTTTGCAATTTCAATTCTTAATTTTTCAATTTCATCAGTTTTTCCGCTAAGAACACAGTAGGCAAGTTTATCTTCCAACTTTCCAAAAACTTCCCAAAGTCTTTTATGGACTTCTGCATGTGCCCATACTGGCAATTCAATTAAATTATCAATATCATTAGTGCCACCCATATGTCTTGGAATAATGTGATGAATATGATTCACAACTACGTCTTATTATGTTAGAGTTATAATTATTTATCAAAATAATCTTTTCTAAAATATCTAGACAATATATTTGAATTATAAAATAAAGGTTCTCCACTATTAGTTTTTTCAGTCAAAACATTATTCAAAAATAATTGCCTTGTCTCTTCAAAATTAACTTTACCTTTAGTCGTATGTAGACTCAATATAACTCTACTGAAGATCTCTTTACCATACTTTTTAACATCTTCTTTTAATTCAGGACAAGAACCATAATACTTCTTCCAATCAG